CAACTGGTCCTTTTTGTCCTGGGTCGCCATCAGGTCCTTTTTCACCTCGTGGTCCAGGTTCGCCAACTGGTCCTTTTTGTCCTGGGTCGCCATCAGGTCCTTTTTCACCTCGTGGTCCAGGTTCGCCCGGGTCACCTTTTGCACCTTTCGGCAAGTCGATTTCACCGGGCATCCCTTCAAGTGTCAGATCAATCGACAAGTGATGTAATTTAAGTTTTTCTTGTTCAGCTTTTGCTTTTTCAAGTTCTGGGTATGTTTGTTCGTTTTCCATGTTATCACCTCATAAAATAAAGGGAGGATTGCTCCTCCCTATTTGTGCTTTCTATCCTTTAGGAGCGGTGGGATTCTCTTCTGACCGTGCGTCAGCGTTTCTAAAGAACACTTCGGCGCGTCTGAAGTCTTCGTCCGTGATCTTGTAGCCGTTGTCATAATAACGCCCGTAATAGTCGTCCACAACTTCATTAACTGTCTTAAAGTAATCTTTGTCCATCTTCGCACCTCAAGATCAATAAAATTCACAGTATGGAGTCCCATCAGTGTCCCGACACGCAACATAACGACGGTTACCACTATTACCAACATAAGAGATCCAGCGATATCCATCGCCGTTGTAAACTTGGTCGTAGTGGATGACGTCTCCCTCGTGGTAGGTTGCGACAATATCTGCTGAGAGACTTGGAGCCGTACGGACGTTAAGTGCTTCGACCAATACTCGGGCGTCTGCTGATTCGTCTTTAACCCACCCGTCTGAGGGTGCGTCACTGGGCGTTACAGCGCGTTCTTCCTCAAATGGAGGTCTAGCCCACCCAATCAAACGGATGCCCGCAGAAGGGAAATCTAGGGCTCCTGAGGGGTCTGTACGTACTACGCGACGAGCAGGTGCTCCGTTATACAAAGCATCAGCGTTACCGTCTACGTTAGCTTCTACGCTTTCGATTGTGTAACCGTCAGAGTCAGAAATAGCAATTCCAGTGTGCCCGAATTGGTGATTATAAGCGGCATAAACCAAGATGTCCCCAGCTTGTGGATTTTGACCGACTTCGTTTCCGAATGTTTGCCAACCACGAGCGCGAGCCGAATTGAGCAGATCAATCGCATTACCTGGAAGAGCCGCATAACCAGCACGTGTAAGAGATGTGTTAATCTCATCCACGCACTGAGAACCGTAAGCACCATCATAATCAACCCATTGGTTGATTGTTCCGCGTACAACATCTAAAAATTGTGCTTTAGTTGCCATATTTTAATCCTCTTTTTCGTCAGATGTTTTATTTTGATGAACTGCGGACGAAATACCAAGCACAGATCCACCAAATGTTGCCAATAGTGTAAGCAACGCCGTCAATTTGCTGACGTCTGCCCCATAAAGTGCGCCAATCCCTGCGATCAAGACCACAAGAGCTGGAACGACAATTTGAAGAACGTATTTTGCGACGTCATAAACTTTGTTTGATAACATTTAACTCACCCCCTTTCCCTTATTCATCGTCATCACTACTAGCGGAAGCTTTACCGCGTAGATAATCAGTGATAGTTGCCGATTGTGTATCAAACGCATGACCCCACACTCGATTATTTTGTGAAAGGTCGGCGATTCTATCTTTCACACTTTCAGCGCTAACACCTAGAGGTAAAAGCCAAAGGTCAATTATTCCGGGTTCAGGTCTACCACTCACCCTTATTGAGTAAGCCCCAGAATAACCATCGGAGGAAATGTTAAAATCTCGACTTGCTTCAGAATCTTGCTGAAGTGGCATGAATTCAACCGTGAGAGCTGATTTTGTGAGCGTTCCCGTCATTGTGTTATAAGCATAACCCACCGAGTCAGGGGTCTTCAATACGTCGACCCATGTTTCTTCGTGTGTTTCATATTGGTTATCAGTTCGCACAGTATCCGAAGCGTCTTCACCTGTTTTTGTCTCTCGTGTTGTTTTACTTTTGAGACTTGCAAAAGTTCCTTTATTGAGTTTATCTGATGAGGAATCAGCGTCGTCGATGTTCCCTCCATTGTATCTTTGAGAATACGAAAGCGTAACTTCGCCACGCGCACCAAATTGAACACCCGGAAGAATGCAGAAACCAGCCAAAGCGTTTTTGTCTTCTGTTGGTCCCAATGAACCCGTACCTTTCACACGAAATAAAACGATATCCGAACCACGAACCCCCGAGACTGCGTGACTCCCTAAATAGTAAGCTGTAACGGAAGACAAGGAAATATTTTTCGTTTTTGTTTTGTTGTAAGTCGGACGAATCACACCCGATTCAACAGATCCGGAAATCTCAACGTGAGAACCGATCGAAATATTCGCCTGTGAGAATGCGTCGCCGTTTCCTAAATCATCAAGCTCGTTCGCGACTAATCGCTTGACTTTCTCTTCGATCCATCTATCACCGTGATTCATTCTGCTCCTCCTTCCGCTTAGCAAGTAGCCGACGAATTTCTTTTAAAATTAATTCTTCAATTTTCTTATCTGTTATAGCCATGCTATCAACCCCTTATATTAAAATAGACGCGCACATATTAGCGCGCGCCATTAAGAAAGTAAGGACAGGAGGTAAGGGATACCCCTAACCCCGTATATTAAGTATATCAAAATAAAAAAATTTTGTCAAGTCTTTTTTAAAAAAAAATTCCCGGAATTTTCCGGGAATGAGTGGAAAGGAGGCGGACCGTTAACCCTGCAAAATACACCAAGGGAGGATCTTTCACCCCAACGATTCCCCAGTGATTCACCTTCACCACCTAGATATAGTATATCACAAAAAATTTTTTTTGTCAACCCTCTGTGATAGAAAAAGTTGAAGGATATAAAATCGCGCCACCTTTAATATTTGTCTTAGAAAGTTTCCCAGCTTCTACGAGTCCGGGAGCGAAACGCTCGAAGATTTCAGAGAGAGGGCGGGCAGGTGTTGTGATGTTGCCCTGGGCATCATATTCGAGATCACGGAAGTACCATTCACCGTTTACGTATTCTGAAACGTTGTATTGCATACGAGTTTTTACGAGGTCGGGAGCACCTGCCGCGGTAATCTTGACCGAGAAATTCCCCGCGTTGTAGTCGTCCCAGCTGTCGGCTTTATATTGGATGTATGTTTTAGCGCGGACATATCGACCCATTTGATCGACTGTTTCCAAATCCCAAGCCCCCAGCTCATATTTATCGATGGTTACTCCTTGAGGGTCACCAATCAAAAACATCGAGTCAGTGTCCATGTAACAAACACGCCCCCAATTTGCGTGAACTCCATCGATCAAAACATTCCGAGCATATGAAGTGATGTATGCCCCAACGGGAATATATCCACCCGTGCTTTCTGTACGGACAATTTCACCACATACGACGCCATCTTCAACAGATAGATCGCGAGAGAGTCTCACGGGTGATTGTGATAATTTACCGTAAAGATTATTAAGCATCAACTTACTCACGAGGGTCATCACCTTGTCACCTGATTGTTTAGCTTTTGATTTTTGCTCGAACCAATAGTCAATATAATCGTCAAAAATTCCGTCAATTGTTTCGAAATATGCCAATTTGTCATATTCAATTGAGTGCAAATCGTAACACTCAAGCACGCGCAAAAAGTCCATTTTAGAAAATACGAAAGAAGTAGGAAGCGAAATATCAGTGATAAATTCGGTTGGTGTGAATATTTCCATTTGCAAAAGACCACCGTGTCGCATCACACTTTGAACGAAGTCTTCACGCTCTTCTTGTGTGTATTTCTTCTGAAGATACGCAAATTTCCCCGGTTTAACTTCACCGGTTATTTTAACGCCGACATAAAAAGCTTTTTCATTGTCACTCATCAAACGTGTGAGCGTATCAACAAAAAACGGATTTTTACCGTCTACCCAGTGAGGCTTACCGATTGGGTAGCGGTGAGGTTTCTTCGCGTTGCTGTGCATCACCGACGGATAAAGTGAATTTACATCGAGGTGATTGATCACTTGAACTCCCGGAAAATTCACAAAATCCAAGACGTTACGACATTGATTTGAAATGAAAGTCGCGCGGTCTTGAGTTGTGTCTACGATCTCACCTTTTGTCATATTGCGCGTGATTCCCCCTCGGTATGCTTTACGAATCCAGGCGTCCTCTTCGAGCGTTAGTTCTGGGAAATACGTGCGATAAATGTAATCATAACGGTTTTGTCCTTTTTCTTTCTTACCGTCTACCATTCGCCGAAAGTCAGCTTTTGAGAGTCCGCTTCTTTGTTGTTCGCGTTCATAAAGTCTCTTTTTGAAATCTTTAAAACAAATTCCCCCAATGGTTAATTTTTTGATATCGAAACCCTTTGAAGACATTAAAGCCAACGCTTCGGACATCACCAAAACGTCATTTTTTATATATTTCATCTCAGTTGGTGTGATGTTCCAACCGCTGTGACGCTGTAGTGTGTAATCGATACTTCCAACCAATTTTTGGGCTTTAGTGTGTAAACTTTTTGCTATAGCGTCAACAGAAAACGGCAAGATTTTCAAAGAATCTTGAAAATTTACGGTGAAGCATTCAAAGCTCACGCTCATCTTATAAAGAGACCCCTGAACGTTACACATCGTGGAAAATGTGCACGGTTGGAACTCTTCACAATCTTCATCTGCTTTTGTGTACCCCATAGAATCCAGAAACGAAAGAATTTGCATCGCGTCATATGTTAAATTGTGAAAATAAATCGTTGCCCCTTCATATTCCCAATCATTACGAATCAAGTCAATGAAAGCTCGGATTGAATTAACAACCGTCACCTTTTTACCTTTTGGGTTTAAAGAAACAGGGCAGAGAGCGACCGCCCATGTTTCCGTTTTAAAAGTTTTCAGCACTGTTTTTAATGTTGCCTTTTTGTTGATTAAACCTTCCAGTACTCCCTCCAACTCATAAAGAGTTTCACGAGGTACCGTGTTTTCAGTATCAGCCACATAAAGTTTTTTAAAGTCTGTCCTTACCATTTTTAAAAACCTTTCTAAATCATTTGTTTACCTTTTTCACTTTGGTATTTTTCCACCACGTCGGCCCAACTCGTGCCTTTTTTCTTCAAATAGCTGTCATAGCTTCCTTTTTTCCCTGAAAAATCCAAATCTGCCCACTGGTCGGGATAAATAAAAATAGATTTATCACGAAAATAAATTGCTTCGCCAACGTTCGAGCCGTCGATTTCCTTATCCAAATCAACCCCGACAGCTTCAGCGAGATTCATGATTGTTCGTGAAATTGCATCATCGTCAGTCGCGGCGACGGCTATTCTATAACCTGTGAAAATGTCAGTGATGTCTTGATTTGTGATCAATGGGTTGTTTCTCAGTAAATCTTCAAGGTTTCCACATTCAGCCATTTTATTCAAAATCAAATTTTTGACTTTTGATTTTGGCGGGAAATAAGCGTTCAGAACTTTTGAAAATGAAGTCATCAGCGCCCCTTTGCTGTATTTTCTCCGCTGTGTGCTTGTTGTTGGTAAATAAACCTTATTATCTTTATTTTGAGCACCGAGCCAACTGAAAAATTTACCTTCGTTACCTCTACCCATCAAATCATCAGGAATTTCACTCGGTTTCAGTTTACCTTTTTTCACATTTTGCATTTCTTCTTTTTGCACGTCCACCGCTAGGGCTCGCGCTGAATAAATATCAGCTTTTGTCCACTCTCTAGGTGTGCCACCCGGAAGACGTGGATCCCTGAAAATCTGCGTTGATTTATCTGATTCCAAGTAAGAGGCCGCGACGGCGTCTTTTACATTAAGCCCGCGTTTAAGATAAAAATAAACCTTTGCCTGATTGATATCGTCAGGGTGAATCTTAGAAAAGTCAAAAGTTACGTTTTGGTTTCCGTCTGTTATCGTGTGCGCCTTTTCGCGTTTGAGTTGTCGCGCTTTGTTGGTGATTTTCTTCGATAAATCAGGATCGATGATTTTTAAAGCGGTATATACAGCCGTAATGTCTTTATTTACAAAGCCTAACTTTTCTTTTTTCTTATTCAAACGGTTACGACGGAGAGCTTCCGCTCTCTTCGCCTTCTTTTCCCGTACTTCATAAATTTTTTCAGCTTCTTCCTCTGTAGCGTTCGTTTCCCGTCTGATACGTGAAATTTTATTTTTCCGCGCAGATTCTAAACGCTGAGCTTTTGCAATTGCTACATATTCCTTATCGGATAATACCTTTTCACCTTTCTTCTCATCTTTTTCTTTCAGTTTCTTCGCTTTTGATTTGTCTTTTTTGTTGTTTGCTTTGTTTCGATCGCTTACCTTTTTCACAGCTTTCCAAGTGTTAAGGAGTTCCAACAAAGCCTTATCAACGGCATCGACTTTTTCAGTTTTCTTTTTTGGTTTTTTACTTTTCGCCATCTCGTCGCCCTCCTAAAGATATTTAATAAGCATCGCGGCTGAGTTTGAGTGCATACCTTCAATCTCTCGCATTTTACGCAAATCATCAGAAATGTAAGCGTCGAATTTTTCACCTCGCACTTCTCGAACTGTTAAAACTGATCCGTCGAAATCAATATTTTTGAACTGATACCAAACATCCATTGCTGAAAGATATTGACAGGCTAGCATATAATATGCTTCATCATAATTCATATCCATTAGTTCATGAAGTTTGTAATATGCAAGATAAAGAATATAATTTTCTTTAGTTAACTCAAGTCCGAAGCTTTCCACGCGATCGCGTAATAAAAACACCGCGTCAACTTTACCAATATCAGAAATTTGAGCGAGTGTTAGGTTTTTTTGTTGTGTATTCATTTTATGAGTCCTGCTTTCTTATTTTCTTTATATTAAGTATACCACTTTAAAATTTTTTGTCAATACTTTTTTAAAAAAATAGACACTTCTTTCGAAGTGTCCAAAAATTCTTATAAACGCCCCGTGATTTGTAATACCATTCGGCGCACCTCAGCGGTGCTGAAGTAGCATCGGCCATCGCTCAGGGCTTGGGTGATTGTACGCCCTAAAATTGAAGATTTTACGACCTGAACGTCTTTATTTACGTCAACATTTAAACGATAAAGCGCTTTGCTGGTTTTGTCGTGCGTGTGTTGAACGTAAATGAAGCCCATTTCGGGGTAATAATAAACCCCGTAGCTTTTACTTTGTGCAATAATTGTGCCTAAATATTTAGAGCGCCCCCAGTCTTGGGGTTTTGTCACGTTCGCGTTGTCGCTGTTGTACCATTGCTCACCCTCATAATCTATCAGGCGATTATTACTTGAAAAAGCAATATTGAAGGCGGAATTCGAGTGTTCCTTTGCGAGTTCATCGTTTTTCACGATTTCGTAAACTACACGTCGCCCCCTGTAAAATTTGGTCCCAGGCTGAATGTATTTATACAGCCCCAAAGCTTCAAAATAAGGATTATTAAGCGTGACGGTGTTCGATGTCATATAAATCGGAACAGGTCTTACAGATTTCCCCTTACCTTTTGCAATGCTACCGAATAAAAGGTGAAATTTTTCAATTTCTTCGGGTAAATATCCGCTTTGAAGTTCAGGCATGAATTCATCAAAATATAACCATTCAACATCAACGAAAATTGCTGATTTATTTTTTAAGCGCTGGGCTGAGTTGATGGGGATAACATAACCAATTTGATGAATTTCATATTCTTCTTCCTCACCTTCCTCAGCATATCCGGGCTTTAAAGCCTTGATATAGATTTCGGAAAAAGCCCCGCTCATTCGTTTCTTTTCATAAACTTCCCACGCTGGGTAGTGGTCGTACATCATACTTTTAAACATACCCTCGGCTAGTGACCCGACCTCGCTTTGAGTTCGGCAAAGTACACCGACCTTTTTTTGAAAATTACTTTCGAAAATTAAATCAAGGAATTTTTTTGAAAAGCTGTAAGTTTTACCGGGACCGCGCACCCGACTGCATACAATTGTCACAGCCGGTGGCTCCCCGTCAGCGTCAAGGGTATTCCAGATTTTCTCACAATCATAAAATTTTGTCATATTAAGCCCCCTTAATAAATGTACACCCTCCGTCTAAAAGTGACGAAATAGCATCGATAGCTGGTGAAATCACCCCGGTCACCTGTGCGTTGTGGGTTTTCAAATACGTGCTTTCTTTTCCGTCTACTGTTTCCCAGTGTGGCTCGTCACCTGTGCTGTGAACCCAGCCAATCAAATGAGGGATTCCGATCCGTTTTGTACTGTAGCCGTACAAGTCGAAGAAACGCTCAAACATCGGAAGATATGCCTCGTGAATTGTGTGAACATCTAGGCGGAAATTTGCCCCCCAATATTGGTACATTTCCCAACCGTCAGCCCCTGAAGCTTCATAAGATTTATGAACAAAGGCGGGGCGTGTTGCTTGCCATTCAGGCGACAGGTAACCCCCCGCGGCTGTGTTTGCTTCGTCTGCCCCAAAAGAAGCGGTTCGATTTGAAAGGTCTCGATTATAATTGTCCTGCGTTAATTGAGACACAAGCCCCGGCGTGCTATTAGCTGCTGAAACACCTAAAGCCGCGAGAGCCCCAACTGGACCACCTAGCATGAAACCACCCGCCGCACTCGCAACATTACGAAGAATATTTCCACCCGTTGAAATTTGGCGCTGTTTCTGTGCGTCTGGTGTCAGCGTCATCGCAAATCCCGCGTTTTGCTGTTGCAAATATGCGAGATAGCTGTCTGTAGTCCACCCAACCGGTGGAAAGTTCTTGAACACTACGCGCTCATTATAGTTGTACATAGTGCGCACGTCTTCCTCAGACCCTGTCATTTTATAATTCAAAGGCACGAGGCTCATTGTTGGCACTCCGTTGAAGTTAGACGTTAGCGTAAAGTTAGCTATCCCCGATGTACCTTTTGCAACTTGTGCGAAATTCTCGAACTTGTATTCCTTATTTGTACCATCTGGGGATATCACATTAATGTATGTATAAGGAAAAGTTCTGAGTTTAGGGTGTCGGCTGTGGCTAGGGTTTGCGATTTGTTGCAAAATTTTAGTATTTGAAACAATCGCAAGCGGTACGTAATAAGCGCCGACGATACTTGAGGAATACCCGAGAAGCGTCATGTAATCAACAGCAGCCTGAAAATCCTTATATCCTGTGCCACCTTTAAAGATAAACATTCGTGTCGCTCTAAAGCCTCCGTTTGCTTCACTTTCCATGTGATAAGCTGAGAAACGACGAAGGAAATCTTCCCAACCTCTCTTATATTTGTCATTAGAGTTGTCAGAGTGTTTCTTTTTGTCTTCCTCTTCTTTTCGTTTTTCTGCATCGAAGTCAGCACTGAAAGCATCGTATCCGAGATTTTTATCAAAAAGACTTTTCGCCCATTTTCCGGTACTCAGCCCTGTTTTCAAATTGTTGAAGGCGTTATCGGCACCCGCGTGAATGAGTCCCAAAATTGAAACCTTCCCGTCTTGGATTCCGTCGTCGTCGTCGTAGTCCGAGAGCTTGTCTTTTTTGATTTGCGCCCATGCTTCTTCTTTTGTCATTGTTCCGTATTTTGAAACATACAGAGCTTTATTTTTTCGATCTGACCCGCTCAACTCGTTAAACGGTGCGACAAACATCACGATTACTTTATCATCACCTTTTGACCCGTCCGCGTAATGAATAGCACTCGGAAGCCATCGGCTCCCGTTGCTGTCACCGTCTGCATTTTCAGATCCTAGCAAAGTATACATTTCAGGGTCTGGTGTGAGTTCTTCAGGTGTGTGAAGCGAAATTAGTGACCGGTCGAATGGGTTTGACATCGCCAAATTATACTCAGCTTTTGACAAATGCTCGCGGACGATCTGCGATTCCGTGAAAGTTGCGTCCAAATAATAGCTTTGGAAATAATCGATATCATACGTAATCACGCACGTATCATTATTTAAGTAATCGATATTTTTGATAAATGCGTAATATGTGCGATTGTCGAGCGTTGGGTTCCTAAAGCTCATATAGCTGTATTTGTCAAGGGTGCCTTGACGGGCACCGACCTTGATTGTATTCCTGCTATTTCTTAAAACGCTGACGTGATAAAATGTGAGCGTTCCACGCTTCGAGAAATATTCCGCTTGTTGTTGTTTGTTTTGGTGAATCACCTGCCGGTTATATTTTGGCGAAATGTCCACGTCTTGGTATAAAATTACCTCACTATCTTGAGGTATTGCGTGCTGTGTTGTCATTTACTTTCCTCCGTTACATTATCACAAGATTTACAAATAGCTCGATTCGGAACTTGTCCCAAATTGGATCCATTACGCTCGAAAAAATTTGCATAGCTTCGAGTGTATACGTTGCAGACTCTGTCACGCTCGTGTTTTGGTTGCGTCCGTGGTCGCTTCCTGTGTTTACACTCTCCCGGATGTTTTCGCTCACACTTGTCCCGTACGTTTTGCTTTTGTTCGCACTCGTGCTCGTGTCGTTGCTCGTTGTGTTTGCTGTTCCGTTTGCGGTTCCGTTTGTTGTTGTTTCACTCGTTCCGCTATCTGTTGCTGTGCTCGAATTTTGACCGCTTGATTCCGTCACTGTTTTTCCGTCACCTGTTGTGGTGCTCGTTGTGTTTGTTGTTCCGGTGCTGTGGTCTGTTCCGGTGTCATTCGCTGTCGTTGTTCCGTTGCTTGTTGAGCTATTGGTTCCGCTCGTTGTGTCGTGTGTTGCTCCACTGTTCAACGTCGTCGTCGCGTTGGTTAAATATTGCCCGTTTGTAATATTAGCGCGTGACGTATTTGAGAGAACACCACCCGCGGCGATTTCTTCAACACCTGTAACGCTTCCGAGTTCGATTGCTCCCGTCTGTGGGGTGTCTTGGTAGTACGTGCCCCCTGCTGTCATGTTCTTGCCGTTTGAATCTGTCGAAGTTGTGCCACTTTCACGGTTTTCTGTCGCTGTTGTGTTCTTCCCTGTGTGTGTGCTGTCTGTTGTGTTCGACGTGTTCCCGCTTGTTGCGTCCGTCGTTTTTGTTGTTGCTGTTGTTGTGTTGCTATCTGTTCCGCTTGCCGTGCTCTTGTTCGACGTTGTCCCGTTGGTGGTTGTTTTGTTTGTGTCGTTCGTTGTAGTATTCGCTATTTTTGAACCTTGCGCGGTTGTGTCGTTCGTTCCAACGTTCAAGTTTTTCGCTTTGCTGTCATCGTGTGTGACGTTTTTATTTTCATTCACATTCGTCGACGTGCTGTCACTGTTACTTTTTGTCATTGTGTAAGAAGCAAACGGTCCTTTTTCTAACAAATCCATACGTGTATTGATTTGCCCCGCTAATTCCATGAGTAAAGTATTCCCCCGAAGTTTAAGGTCTACCGGTTCATACGCCGATTCACAATCTTTAAAACGTACGCCCAAGGAGTAGAAGAAAAGCTCGCGGTATTTTTCAGAGATTAGATTCGAAAAGATGGGATCACTCATCGCCGTCTTTGTCGCTGTCGAAATCTCCTCCGTCGTCATAATATTCATCTTCTTCCCTGCTATAGTTTCCAAAATTTCCGTTAAAGTCATATCTATTTTCCCCCACTGATAAATTAACCGCTACATTTAAACCGAATTTTTTATTAATTTTATTAACGAATTCAGTACGGTTTAAAAGTCTGCTTTGTAGTTTGTAGTCAGTTTCTTCACGATCTAAAACAAGCTCATTATTAAGCAATCTTTCACGCTTAGTTGACCCCCCATTAATTCCAAGCTCCGACATAGCATCCGACCAAATATGTTTTCGTAGTTGTTCGAGTGCCTCCCCGTTATACGGTACGTTTAGATTGATTGTTTTGATATCATCAGGATCCATCGTTCCAAAAAGTGCCGGTTCATATGATGCGACACCATCAAGAAACGTTTCAAATGTCCGCTGTAGTGCTTTATTGTCGGTATTACCTACTAAAATATAGGGGCGATATTGTTGTTGTAAGTTCAGGTCTATTGCAAGCCCGACTTTTGTCAAAAGTTTTGCGTAATAATCGAGCGTTTTCCATAATGGCGTTCGTGTCATCGTATCATACAAGACGACAAATTCGTCACCTTCAACCTCGATATTTCCGCCTTCTTGCAAACCTGTGACGATATCATAGCCTGCATTAGTCACACCTTTAATTTTTGCTGGGTATCCGTACATTGTGAGACCTTGCGGGATATAATTACTTGCGAATAAAAGATCCGTATCTTTCGCTTTATACATGGCGGCTGTACCGTAAAAACATAAGCACATTTCCAAATACCAACGATCAACCGTTTCAGGCAACCCCGTCCACTCGAACTGAGAGAGAACTATATTCGTCAAGCGTTCCATATAATGCTTATAATAATCAATCACCCGAAGCTGGTAATCTGTGTATTTTTTCTTTTTTACCATTTTATGTCCTTCCTATTAAAAATGAGGAGGAGTTTTCCCCCTCCTCACCTACGCTATTATTTTGTCAAAGTGATTTCTGATCCTACTTTAAGTTTTGAACCATCTGTCTGAGATGAGTAAAGCTGACCGTTTAATGATACTTCAAGTTTTTGATTTCCTGCCTTGGTGTACGTAATCTCACCGTAAGGTTTAACGATTGTTCCGTTTTCATTAGCTGATTCATTTTGAAGGAAAATTACACGGTCCCGGTGAATATTGACTTTTTCTTTTGGTGTTAATGAAACTTGCACAATATTTTCACCTTTTTGTGCTACTGTGTCAACCACATAAACCAAATTTTCAGGGTTTGCGATTTCTTCTTTTGTTAATACGATCGCGTTTGAAAATGGTGAGGTTGATAAAATCATTTGCACCGTGTAAAAATAGTTTTTATAATTTCCGGCCGCGCTATAATTGTAAGATGTGGTACGTACGACGTCATACCATTGAATCCACTCACTATCGAATAGCAACGCTGACACTTTTTGCATTAATGCCAATTCTTCAGCTGTTACAGGTTCGAACTGTCCATCTTTGATTTCACTGAAATGATCATTATCGAATTCATCAAAATCAGGCATAGTCAAAACGTGACCCATGAATTCTGATTTCTCCATATTGAACGCTGTCGCCAAAACTTCAACGTCGAGCTCTGCGATCTGTTCAGCTGTCAGAAACATATAAAGATTTTCAGTCTTCGTGAATGTGTGCAAGCCAGACTGATTATGTTTTGTAGAATAAAATTGTAATTGTTGAGCAAGTGTTCGAGCTTTTTTCACAATACCTTTCGGCGTTCCATCTGTTGCAATGGCGTGAAGTCGTCCACGAGTTACACTCTTAATCAATAGATATTTCAAAAGCATATATTCGTCATGTTCCGCTGATGTATAAGCACTTTGTAGAGCTGCTTGAATGAATGCACCCACAGCTTCAAGTGATGCAAAAATACGTCGTGGATAAAATTCATCTTCTGTTAAAGGGTATTGAAGGCTCACGTTTGTTGTATGGAATGAGCTTCGCACATCTGGAAGATTTCGTTGAAACTCACGCTCAGCCCCCTTGTGCGCGTTGAACTCACGGGCTTTGATCAAGTTGAAAGCTACTTCTTCAATAGTTCCACCTTCAGCTGTACCTTTTTTAAGCACTGCAAAAGGGTTTTTAAATGATTTTTGAATCAAATAAGGTTTAATATACAAATTTTGCAAGTTTCCCAAAAATTCATTTTGAATTGATGCGTCCCCTTGCATAATACTTCCCCATTCACGAACGCTTGCCGTATCTGTCACATGTGGTAATTTGTCACGTTGCGCTTCAGGTAATGTTTCACGCAAAGAATTCAAAAGATCTGCAATGTTGTTATTTTTAATATTCATTTTTATTCACCTCATAAAGTTTCATTAATAATATCGTTGATGTCTTTGATTTCTTCATTTTCATCAACAGTTTCGACGCCTTTTGCTTCAATTTCAGGCTCGCTCACTTCACTCTTTCCAAACCATAAAGCTTTTACTCGTTCTTCATAGTTTGCTCGATCTGCTTCACGTTGTGCCGTTAATTCAGCAATTTTTGCCTCGTATTCGGATACGTCAACATCTGCTTCATCTGAAAGCAAAATTGCTTCCATCTTCTCAGCATCAACGTCCTCACCGAGGATTTCCTTTAGTTTGTCTAATTTGATTGACATTTGTGATACCTCACTTTTTTATTTTATACTTTAAGTATAACAAAATTTTTCTTTTTTGTCAACACTTTCGCGAAAAAATTTAAATAAAATTCTGTCACGAGATTCTGTCACGAGATTCTGTCACGGTGAGAGCTCATAAGAAATACTAAAAAGAAATACCACCCCGAGGAGTT